TGTTGGCATCATCAAATATATTATAGACATTTTAAGAAGAACAGGCTTATCAAAAAAAGCAGGTTCAAAGATATTAAAGGTATAAATAATTATGGAATGGTATTGATAAAAAAGAAAGGAATAAAAAATGAGAATCAATCGTGAAGAATTTCTAAAACAGTTGGAATCGGTGATGCCGGGATTATCACCAAAAGAAATCATAGAGCAATCGTCCTGCTTTGTATTTATGGATGGGATGGTTCATACTTACAATGACGAGATTTCCTGTTCACAGTCATCCTTGCTGAAAGTCGAAGGTGCCGTGCCTGCCATCCCGTTTATATCCATCCTTCGTAAGCTGGAGGAGGATGAACTGGATATAAGGGCTAATGAGGAGAATTCCCAGTTGCTTGTCAAAGGCAAACACAGGCGTGCAGGCATACGGATAGATTCTAAAGTACTGTTGCCAATAGAGGAGGTGGATAAGCCAAAGAAGTGGAAGCCACTGCCAGCCGATTTTGCCGATGCTGTAGCTATCACCCAGCCTTGTGCGGGTAGTAACGAAGCACAATTTAATATGACCTGTATTCACCTCACGCCGGATTGGATAGAGGCTTGTAATAATCATCAAGTCACCCGCTACAGAATAAAGATGGACATTTCCAAATCGACACTGATAAGGAAGGAATCTCTAAAGCATGTGCTCAGTCTTGACATGACTGAATTTAGCGAGACTAAGCATTGGATTCATTTTAGAAATCCAACCGGCCTTGTGCTTAGTTGCCGGTATTTTCTGGAAGAGTATCCATCCGATGATATTACCGAAGTGCTAAAAGTCAAAGGCAGTAAATTGGTTCTGCCGAAAGGTCTGCGGGAGGCGATAGAAAAGGCCGAAGTTTTCTCGTCTGAAAATGTAGAGGCTAATGATGTATCTGTCCGAATACAATCCGGCAAATTGAGGATTAAAGGACAGGGTGTTTCCGGATGGTTCAGCGAATCCAAGAAACTGGAATATGATGGGAAGGATTTAGAATTCACAATTCCATCGAAACTGCTATCGGAATTAGTCAGGCAATACAATAAGTGCGAAGTGTCTGAAAATCGTTTGAAAGTTAAAGGCGAGAAATTTATTTATGTAACGACGCTCGGGGTTGTTGATGAAAAAGATATATAAGAAATTATTTGAAAATAATACTTTTCAAAATATTGAATTGATAGATCCAAGATATTTTGGTGAATGTCGGGATTGTGACAAGGTGTGGTTATTACATTGTAGGAATTCATTTTCAAAATATATCTCAGAATGGATTTGTCCTTATTGTGAAAAGACATTGGATATTTATAAGTTTAAGAGGAGAAAGTCTTCCCTTATCGATATGCAAAAACAGATAATAAGACGAAGAAAACAAAATGAAAATACATTGGGCATTTTCAAATGACAAAAGGAATGATTTTCTATCCTCAATATTGTTTTGCTTGTGGCTTGCCTTTTATCAGTAAGCATAAACATTCTCGATGTTGGTCTTGCAACAGTACAAATACTATAAATTGTTTTGGTGAAAAATATGAGCAGTTCTTACAAAGAGTTTCTAAAAACAAAAGGTATCAGGAATGACGAAGAAGGTTTCAAGCCATTGTGGATACCTGATTTTTTATATGATTTTCAGAAAGAACTTGTTGCTTGGGCTATAAGAAAAGGCAAGGCATCTCTTTTTGAAGATTGTGGATTAGGCAAGACTCCACAGCAATTAGTATGGGCACAAAATATTATAAAGAAAACAAATGGCAAAGTTTTAGTAGTGACTCCGTTAGCGGTATCTTATCAAACAGCCAAGGAAGCAGATAAATTTGGGATGGAAGCAAAAAGAACTCAAGATGGGACTATCTATAAAGGAATCAATATAACTAATTATGAGAGGTTGGGATATTTTAATCCTAATGATTTTGCCGGTATAGTATGTGACGAATCTTCGATATTGAAAAATTTCGATGGTAAAAGACGAAAACATATTACTGAATTTATGAATAGTATTAGATATAGATTGTTATGTACAGCTACACCTGCCCCGAATGATTTTGTAGAGTTAGGTACGTCATCAGAGGCATTGGGAAATATGACGAGAAGTCAAATGTTAGGTATGTTTTTTACACACTGTGGGGAGACTACATCACAATGGAGTTTGAAAGGACATGCGAAGAAACGTTTTTGGCAGTGGGTATCTACATGGGCCAGAGCTTTGAGGAAACCGTCAGATTTAGGTTTTGATGACGATGGTTTTATTCTACCTCCTCTTCATTTTCATATACATACAATAAAATCGAACTATAAAGAGAATACTTTATTATCTTCTCCGGCGATAGGATTGAACGAGCAAAGGGCTGAAAAAAGAAGGACATTGTTATTAAGATGTGAGAAGGTAGTTTCATTAATACCAAAAGATAAACCCTGCTTGCTGTGGTGCCATTTGAATGATGAGGGTGATTTATTAGAAAAAATGATTCCCGATTCAGTTCAAGTGGCAGGGAGGCATAGTGATGATTATAAAGAAGATAAATTGATAGGATTCTCAAAAGGGGATATAAGAGTTTTGATAACTAAGCCGAGGATTGGTGGGTTTGGTATGAACTGGCAGCACTGTTCTAATATGACTTTTTTCCCTTCTCATTCACATGAACAGTTTTATCAGGCATCGAGAAGATGCTGGCGTTTCGGCCAAAAAGAAGAAGTCAATTGTCATATAGTTGCGAGTAGTAGAGAATCAATAATTATGCATAATATGATACGGAAGGAACGTCAGGCGATTGAAATGTATAATGGAATTATTAAAGAGATGTCAGAATTCCAATTAAATAAAAAAGGAATTGAGATTAAGATGAAGAAAGTGGAGGCTCCTAAATGGCTGTAAAACATCAAAGAATAACTAAGGAATATGCTTTATATAATGGTGACTGTTGTGAGGTCTTGAAAGATATTCCTGATAATAGTGTAGGGTTTTCAATTTTTTCTCCTCCGTTTTGTAATTTATATTCATATTCAGATGATATGTTAGATATGGGCAATTCAAAAACGTATGAGGAATTTTTTAAGCATTTTAGATTTTTGGTGAAAGAGTTGTGCCGAGTAATGCTTCCGGGCAGAATTGTGGCAGTGCATTGTATGGATTTACCTATATTCAAACAGGATATGGGTTTTATTGGTCTGCATGATTTTCCGGGAGGTATAATAAATCTGTTTCTTAAAGAAAAGTTTATTTACCATTCCAGACATTGTATCTGGAAGGACCCATTATTAGCTGCTGTAAGAACAAAAGCCATAGGTTTGGCTCATAAGCAGATTATAAAGGATTCAAGTATGTGCAGAACTGGTATTCCGGATTATATTTTAGCCTTCAGGAAAAGAGGGGAAAATACCATACCTGTAAAAAATAATGATGGATTAACAGAATATCATGGCTCCAGAGATATACCGAAAGAATTAGATAGATTCATAGGCCATAAAGAACAAAAGACGAATAAGCGTTCTCACTGGATATGGCAGCAATACGCTTCTCCTGTATGGTTTGATATTAGGCAGACGAAAGTATTGCCATACAGAAAGAGTAGAGATATAGATGATGAGAAACATATATGTCCATTACAATTAGATACTATTGAAAGATGTATGACTTTGTGGACTACAAAAGGTGACGTGGTATTGTCACCGTTTATGGGGGTGGGTTCGGAGATATATGTAGCTGTCAAAAATAGAAGGAAAGGAATAGGTATTGAATTGAAAACGTCTTATTACAGACAAGCTGTTAGAGTTATGAAGTATGTAGAAAAACGAAAAGGTTCGATTGTATAATTATGACAAAAGGATTTTTCAAAACTTCGAAATTGCAGAGTAAGCAATTGCCACGCATCCCTCATTGCGGTTTATGCGGTCTATATAAGCATTGCAAGTCTCCGAAGATGCCGCCGACAGGTAAAGGGAGAAAAAAGATATTGATAGTGGCCGAAGCTCCGGGTGCTCAGGAGGACAGGGATAATATTCAGTTGGTAGGCAAGGTAGGGAAATATCTGAGGAAGGAATATCTAAAGCCGTTGGGTATTGATTTGGATTTGGATTGCATAAAGACTAATGCTATCATTTGCCGTCCACGGGATAATAAGAAGCCGGACGATAATATGATAGAAGCCTGCCGCCCTAATCTGATGAAGACAATTAAAAGATATAATCCAAATGTGATTATATTGCTGGGTGAAGTTGCCTGCAAGTCTCTCCTTTCGGTTGTGTATAAAGATGAGATTGGTAAAATAAGTCGCTGGAGAGGATTTTGTATTCCCTGTACAGAACCAAATGCCTGGATTGTCCCGTCATTCCATCCATCGTATATTTCAAGGATGCATGATAGCGTATTAGACAGGATGTTCAAAAAACATTTGAAATTGGCCATATCAAAAGCAAAAAGCAAACCTTGGGAGGAGATACCTGATTATGAAAAGAAGATTGAGGTGATATATAAGCCTTCTCAAGCTGCTAAAATAATCAGGGAAATGATAAGCAAAGGTGGCGTAGCAGCCGTTGATTATGAAGCGAATTGTTTGAAGCCTGAAGGAGAGGGCACGGAAATAGTAAGCTGTTCGATTTGCTGGAGGGGCAGGAGAACAATTTCTTATCCCTGGCAAGGGGAAGCTATTGATGCTACTGATGAATTCC